CCGGAGGTTCTCATTATCCCTTCCTGCGTCTTCTACATTCGGAAAGTTAGCAAGATTTCTTCGAAAATCCCGGCCCAACTGCCGAGCGTTACCCGCATCTTCTGGCCAATCTCCGTCAAGTAGATCGCGAAGATTGAAGCGGGTGCCATTCGGTAGATTTGCAATCCTAACTGCAATCTGCCCTCTAAGTTGTTCAAACATCAGCTGCCTTTCATCTCGCGCTCTTCGAAAGATACAACATGCCCACCCCGCGTGAAACCATCCTCACCGCGCTACTCGCGCGGCTTCTGGCGCTGCCCGCCACCGCCCTGCGCGGTGAAGTCCTGCCCGAACGCATCCCGACCGATGGACTGTTGATCCTGCGCGACGGTGAGCCGGGAGAGCCCGAGGTGACGCTGTCGCCGCTGCGCTACCACTACCAGCACCGTGCCGAGATCGAGGCGGTGGTCCAAGGCACCGCCCGTGACGCCGCCTTCGACACGCTGACCGCCAGCATCGGCACGGCCATCGCCGCCGACCGCACGTTGGGCGGCCTCTGCGACTGGATCGAGGCCGAAGCGCCACGGCCAGTCGATCTGCCCGTAGAGGGGGCGGCCAGCCTGAAGGCGGCCATCATTCCGGTGGTGCTGCACTATTCCACGGCCGATCCACTGGCCTGATCCCGACAACCCGAGGAGAACACAATGGCACGAGCCCAAGGGGCGCGGGCGCAGATGGCGCTTGCGTTCGAGACGACCTATGGAACGCCGCCGGTGGGCGGTTTCACAAAGATGCCTTTCGCCAGCACCTCGCTTGGCGCGGAGCAGCCGCTGCTGAACTCGGAACTGCTCGGCTACGGCCGCGATCCGCTGGCGCCAATCAAGGATGCGGTTACCGCCGATGGCGATGTTGTTGTGCCGCTCGACGCCGAGGCCTTCGGGTTCTGGTTAAAGGCCGCTTTTGGCGATCCGATCACTACCGGTACCGGCCCCTGGACACATGAGTTTCAGTCGGGGTCCTGGACGTTGCCCAGCATTTCCATCGAGACTGGCATGCCCGAAGTGCCGCGATTTGCTATGTATTCCGGCTGCGTGCTCGACCAGATCAACTGGCAGATGCAGCGCTCGGGGCTCTTGACCGCAACCGCACGGCTGGTGGCGCAGGGCGAGACGGTCGGCACGACGACCAGCGCAGGGACGCCAGCCGCTCTCGAATTGCAGCGCTTCGGCCATTTCAACGGGGCGATCACGCGTAACGGGTCGGCCCTCGGCAATGTTGTCTCGGCCGACATCACCTACGCCAACAACCTCGACCGCATCGAGACCATCCGTTCGGACGGCCGCATCGATGGGGCCGACCCGTCCATCGCCGCGCTGACCGGCTCTATCGAGGTGCGCTTCGCCGACCAGACGCTGGTGACACAGGCAATCAACGGCGATCCTTGCGAGCTTGAGTTCGCCTATGTGCTGCCCTCTGGCGAGAGCTTCACCTTCACCGTGCATGCCGTCTACCTGCCGCGCCCCCGGATCGAGATTTCCGGACCACAGGGCGTGCAGGCCACCTTCGACTGGCAGGCCGCCCGCGACAGCGCGGTCGGGCGAATGTGCACCGCCACCCTGATCAACGACATCGAGGTGTACTGATGCTGACGCTCGATCTGACGAACCAGCCGCGCTGGCATGATCTCGCGCCGGGCGTCCGGCTGCAGCTGCGCCCGTTGACCACGGCGCTGATGGTTGCAACGCGCAGCGACACCGCTGTGGAGGCGGTCCCCGAGGAGGCGTCTGACGAGGAACGCGCCGTCGCCTTCGCCAAGGCGCTGGCGCGGCGTGCGGTGTTCGCCTGGGAGGGCATCGGGGACACGGACGGCAATCCAATCGACCCGAGCCCGGACGCCATCGACGCGCTTCTCGACATCTGGCCGATCTTCGAGGCTTTCCAGCTGACCTACGTCTCCAAGGGTCTGCTGCTGGAACAGGAAAAAAACGTCTCTGCGCTCTCGCCGAATGGTACTTCGGCGGGGGCGAGCGGTACTGCGCCAGTTGCGAAGCGGCATGCAAAGACTGCCCGGCGCGGCTGAACCGACCCATCACATTTGAAGGCTGGCAGGTCTGGGACCTGATCGGTCGCCTCGGCGGCCAACTTCGCATGCTGCCGGGCGCGGTGATCGGCTGGGACATGTCGGCGGCACTGGCACTCGGTGATGCCCTCGGCATCCCGCCGCTGGCCATGGCCGAACTTCTGCCCGTCATCGAAGCGGTGATGGTCGCAAAACTCAACGAACAGATGGAACGTCCCAATGGCTGAGAAGAGGGTCAGCGTCCGCCTTTCCGCCGTCGGCGGCCGACAGGTGCGCGCCGAACTGGAAGGTGTCGGCGAAGCCGGGTCGCGCGGCTTCGGGCGGCTCAGCCGCGAGATGGAAGCGGCGAACACGCGACTGGCGGCCTTCTCGCGGCGTGTTGCCGTGGCGGCCGCGGCAGCTGTTGCCGCCGCTGCGGCTGCGGGCGTGGCCATGGTCCGCTCGGGGCTTCAAACCGTCGACGCGCAGGCCAAGCTCGCCCAGTCCCTAGGCACCACGGTGGCCTCGATCCAGACGCTGGAGCGCGCGGGCGAACTGGCTGGCGTCTCCATGTCCGGCATCGAACAGGCCACCAAGGACCTCACGCGCCGCCTCAGCCAGGCGGCTGCCGGGAGTGGTCCCGCTGCCGACGCGCTGGAGCGGCTGGGGCTGTCTGCCACCGACCTGATTGCCCTGCCGCTGGATCAGCGGGTGGGGGCGATCAACGCCGCCATCGAGGAATTTGTGCCGATCGCCGAGCGCGCTGCTGTCGCCGGTCAGCTTTTCGGCGAAGAAGGCTCCATCGCGATGTCGCGGATCGATACCGCGACGCTCCGCCAGGCGAGCGAGGATGTTCTGGCATTTGGTGTTGTCGTTTCCGAACAGGATGCCGACCAGATCGAACGCACCAACGACGCGATCTCGCGTCTTGGCCTCGTCTGGCGCGGGCTGTCGAACCAGTTGGCGGTTGCCGCAGCCCCCGCGCTCGAAGCGGTCGCAAATGCCATGGCGTCCGTAGCCAGTCGCACCGGGCCGCTGGGGATTGCGATCAGGGGGCTCTTCGACAACATCGGCCGTCTTACCACCTATGCCGGTACGTTCGCGGCCCTCCTGGCCGGGCGCTGGGTGGCCGGAATGGTAGCTGCGGCGATTTCCGTACGCGGCCTCGCGACGGCGCTCGTCGTGATGCGTGGCGCATTGATCCGAACCGGGATCGGGGCGCTGATCGTTGGCGCGGGTGAACTGATCTACCAGTTCAGCCAGCTTGTCTCCGGAGCAGGTGGCTTCGGAAATGCCATGGCGCTGCTGGGTAATTTGGTGAGCGAGGTCTGGGAACGGATCAAGATGGGCGCTGGCAGCTTTGCAGCCTATGCGATGGCCGCCTTTGCCGACGTGCAGGCGGCGTCAGCCACCGCGATGCAAGGTGCGCTCGAGGGGGTCGTCGGTTTTGCCAATGCGGCCGTGAACAGTTTTGAGGGCGCGTTCGAGGCGATCAAGGCCGTCTGGGGGCTTTTGCCTGCCGCCATAGGTGATCTCGCGTTTCAGGCGGCGAACAGCCTGATCGAAGGCGTTGAAGCGATGTTGAACGGCGTCGTCTCCCGGATCAATGGCTTCATTGGCGGCGTGAACGCCGGGCTCGAGGCGCTCGGCGTGGAGCGGCGGATCGGCCTTATCGCCGATCTCGATCTGGGGCAGCTTGAGAACCGCTTTGCGGGTGCTGCGACCCAGGCGGCCAACGCAGCGCAGGATGCCTTTGTCGCTGCGTTCGCGGATAACCCGCTGGCGGTGCCGGATTTGGGTCTTACAGGAGCAGCCAGTGATGCAGCCGCCTCAGCCGAAGCCTGGAGACAGACTGCCGCGACGCTCGCCGATGGTGCGCTGCAGCCGCTGGAAGCTGTTGAGGCTTTGCGCACGGCGATGCGTGCTGCCGGAAGCGAGGCAGAGACGTCCCTGGAGGGGGCGACACTGGCTGCGGATCGCCTCAACGCGGCCTTGGCTGAAGACGAGGCTGGCGGACCTGCCGCCACCCTCGATGAGACGGCCGCAGCTGCTGGTCGTGCTGGAGGGGCGCTACAGAGCGCTGCCGATGTTGCGCGCCAGTCCTGGGATGCCGCGCGTGCGGCGGTTGAGCGCACACAGGAGATCGCGAGGGGGCTCGCCGAAGATATCACCGGGCCGATCAAGGAGGCGCTGAAGTCGGGCGAGCTTAGCTGGCAGAGTTTTGCGAGTGCCGTGTCCGGGATTGCGCAGAACCTTGCGAACCGGCTGATCGATAACGCCTTCAAACCGATCGAGGACGCGCTGTTCCGGGCGCTCTCTGGATCGGGGGGCGGCGGGGGTGGCCTTTTTGGCTGGCTGACCAGCGCCCTCGGCGGTCTGTTCGGCATGCGCGGCACCTTTGCGCGGGGCGGTGCCTTTGGGCAGGCTGGCGAAATCACAGCCTTTGCCAACGGTGGCGTGGTTTCGCGCCCGACCATGTTTCCCTTTGCGCGCGGGATCGGGCTCATGGGCGAAGCAGGCCCGGAGGCTATCCTGCCGCTGCGACGAGGTCGGGGCGGTCGGCTTGGGGTTGAGACGAGCGGCGAAGGTCAGTCCGCGCAGTCTGCGACCCGCATCGTCAATGTGCTCGATCCCTCCATTGTCGGCGATTATCTGGCAACGCCTGCGGGCGAGCGGCTGATCGTCAACGTGATCCGGCGCAACCGGGGTGGCCTCGATGCCTAGTCTTTGGCCTTTCCCAGTACGCCAGCCTGTCACCGAGGTGCTGGAATGGAACACCGACACCCTGATCACCGAGGCGGCTGAGCAGCGGATCGCGCTGCGCACCCTGCCGCGGTCGATCCTGACGGTCTCGCATCTCCTCAATGCCAGTGACCTCGCGCGCGCGGCCGAGCTTGCCCGGGCCGGGTTGGTCGATACATGGACGGTGCCGCTCTGGCATCTTGCGCGCCCGGCGACGCTGCCGATCAACGCTGCCGATCTGACTGTCTTCGTCGATACGAGCGAGGGTGTTTTTGCGGCACCGGGACAGGCTATGATCGCAGCCGATGGCGGTGAGGCATATCTCGTCGAAGTCAGTGCGGTCCTGCCGGACCGACTGGAGCTGGTTGAGCCTGCGGGCGTGAGCCTTGTGCATCCGATTGTGGCCCCGCTGGGCACCGGGATCCTGACGCGACCCGTCGAGATCGACCGGCTCCGTCAGGGACTGGGAACGGTGACGGCGAGTTTCACGCTGCAGGACGCGGCGGATATGTCGGCAAATAGCTACGCGACGCACCTCGGGCTCGATGTACTGACCGATCCGGCCGTGCTGCGCCAACCGCTGGCGGAAACCATCGGCCAGACCGTCGAATACATCGACAACGGCTTCGGTCCTATCGTGATCGAGCCAGTCCTGACCCATGTTCAGCGCCGGTCGACCATCACAATTCTTGACCGGGGTGCGGCCCGCTGGATGCGCCGCCGCTGGCTGCACGCCTTGCGCGGACGCCAACGTGCCTTCTGGCTTCCGACCTGGGGGCGGGAACTGGTCCTGCAGGCGCCGGTCACGTCCTCGTCCACCTCCGTGATCGTCGCGGCCACCGCCGATCCTGGCGTCTGGATCGGACGGCATGTGATGTTCGATGTCGCCTCCGGCCCGGTGTTCCGCGAGATTACCAACGCAATCTATGACGCGCTCGGGATCCGGCTGAGCATCGCGGCACCTGGCAAGAGCATTCCAATAACAACGCCCATCCATCTGCTCACCAAGGTGCGGCTCGATACCGACCGGATCGAGATTGAGCATTTTGGCAATCGGTCCGAGTTCGCGGCAAGCCTTATCGAGACCCCAGTATGACCAATGTACCTGTATGACTTATGACCTTGCCGAAACCTCGACCGCCGAGGGGCGGCCGTATTTCCTGTATCTGTTTGCGGAAGGCGATCAGGTCTGGCGCTTCACCAGCCGGGCTGCGGCCTGGACCTCGCCAGCAGGTGCCATCGCGGATGAAACGGAGGACCTGACCTGGGAAGCTTCCGCCGTCTCACACGGGTCCGTCGTACAGAGCAGCGACCCAAGGCGGGTCGATCTCAGCGTCTCCTTTCCGCTCTCCGATCCCTTCGCCCGCCGCTATCTCGGACCACGCGGCCGGGCGCTCACGACACTCACGATCTTTCGCGGGCATGAACAGGTGCCAACGGAGGTGGTCGCGCATTGGAAGGGCCGTGTGGTCTCGGCCCGGGTCGAGGGACGGCGGATCACTCTGCGCTGTGAATCCCTTTTCACATCCATGCGCCGCGAGGGCGTGCGCGCAAAATACCAGCGCCTTTGTCGTCATGCGCTCTATTCCCGGGGCTGCCGTCTCGACATCGAGACATTTTTCGTCGGGGGCACGGCGAGCGCGCATCAAGGCCTGACGATCACTGTGCCTGAGGCCGCATTGCTGCCGAACGGCTGGTTCCGAGGAGGGGTCCTGCGCCATGCCGGTATCTTGGGGTTCATCGCAGGGCATGTCGGGGAGGCACTGACGCTCTCCGGCCGCATGCCCGATCTGGAGGTGGCCGTTGACGACCCCGAAGCCCTGGCGCTTGTCGAGATCGCGCCCGGCTGTGATCTGCGACGTGACACCTGCAGGGCCAAGTTCGGCAATCTGCTGAACTTCGGCGGCTTCCCCGACATTCCCGGCCGCAACCCGTTTGGCGGCACCAGCATCGTCTGACCCAAATCTGAGAACCCATCATGGTCTGGAATTTCGTCGTCCAGATCGTCGCCAGCCTGGTGCTGACGGCGATCTCCTATGCGCTGTCGCCCAAGCCGAAGGTCGAAGCTCCGAAAGCCGCCGGGCTTGATGATTTCGACCTGCCGACGGCCGAGGAAGGCCGTCCGATCCCTGTGGTCTTCGGCACAATGCTGCTGCGTGGCCCGAATGTCGTCTGGGCCGGGGATCTCAAGGTCGATCCGATCCGCAAGAAAGGCGGCAAGAAATGAGCGAAGATCTGATTGTCACCGTGCAGGACCTGCGCGCCTCCCGGCTCTGCTTTCAGGGCGCGCGACCTTGGTTTCGCCGCCATGGCCTCGACTGGCAGGTCTTCCTCGCAGACGGGCTGCCTGCCGACGTGCTGGCCGCGACTGGCGATGCCTTGGCAGGTCGCGTGATCGCAGAGGCCGAGAAGCGCGCCGCGCGCACCGCAAGCGAGACCTGAGCCATGGGTGGTCGTTCAAAGAGCCAAACCGTCGGCTACCGCTATTCGCTCGGGGCGCATTTGGCGCTCTGTCATGGACCTGTGGATGCGATCCGCGAGATCCGGGTTGATGACCGCACCGCCTGGTCAATCGGAACAGGCCAGAGCACGTCGCAAGGAACCGGTGTCGGCGCGTTGGCGAGTTACGGCTCCGTCACGGGCATGTCTGCCACCGCGGCGGCGGAAGGCGACAGCGTGGCCGAGGTCCGGTTCCCGGGCACGCTCAGCGGCATCCGGCTCGGTCAGAGCTATGACCTGCAACTTCTGACGGACAACACAACCCGCACCGTGACTGTTCAGGCCGTGAGCTATGCTGCGGGCAGCGGCATCACAACTTGGCTCGTCGAGCCTGCAGCCACGGCCTTCACGACCCAATCGGTAGCGGTGTCAGATGCGGCCAGCGTGCCAAGCCTGAACGGCGGTGCTGCGGGCGGACGCATCCGGATAAACAAGCCCGATCTCTTCGGTGGAGAGAAGCGCGAAGGCGGCATTGTCGGCGACATCGACGTGTTGATGGGCGCGCCGAACCAGGCGCAGAACGACTATCTCGCCGCCAATGCCGGAGCTGATGTGCCCGGCTATCGCGGTATCTGCTCGCTGGTGTTGCGGCAGGTGTTTCTTGGCCTCAACCCCTATCTCAAGCCATGGTCGGTCCGCCTGACGCGGATCCTGCAGGCCGAGGATGGCGGCCCGCAATGGTATCCTGAAAAAGCGCAGATCGTACCGGAAGTGCGGATCGGGGATGCCGCGATCTACATTGCCATGGACGCTTCGGGCTCGATGTCGGGATCTCGCATGGCGGCACAGATCGCCGCTGTCTCGCGTCTGGTCGAAGAGATTGGCGAGAACGCCCTGGAGCCCAACGACCTCCAGATCGTCACCTGGAACTCAACCGTTTCTGGCTCGATCCTGCGGCGCGACGCCGATGCCACGGCCTACGGCGCGCTCAAGGATTGGGTCGATGCGCTTTCAAGCTCCGTCAGCGGCGGGACGGATTTCGGCGTCGCCGTCAGCCAGGCGGGGGCGTTTTTCAACGGCTCGGGTGGCAAACGCCGGATCCTGATTTTCGTGACCGACGGGGAGCCAAGCCCGGCCTCGACCCTGCAGACCGCCATCGCAACGCTCTCCGGCATCTCGGAGGTCGATGTCTTCGCCTTCAACATCGCGCTCTCCGATACCAGCGCCACCGCCCAGATCGACAACACGCCGGTCGACGGCGTGCCTGTCGTGCCGCCTGGTGATCCTGATGCGCTGGTGGCGTCGCTTCGTGCGGCCTTCGGGCAAGGCCCTGACATGAACCCGGCCCATATCATCCGGGAAAGTCTGACCAACGGAGACTGGGGTCTCGGGCATACGTTCGCGGATATCGGCCCCAGCTTTGCCACCGCCGCGGACGCGCTCTTCTCTGAGGGCTTCGGGTTGTCGCTGCTTTGGCAGCGGGAGTCGACGATCGAGGACTTCATTGCCGACGTGCTGAAGCACATCGACGCATATCTCTATGTCGACCGCCGGTCAGGTCGCTGGGAGTTGCGCCTGATCCGCGCTGATTATGATCCCGAAACGCTGCCGGTCTTCGACGAGACCAATGTCGTCGACTGGGGCGAGCTTGGCCGTCGCGAGGCCGCTGATCTCGTCAACAGCGTCACGGCGAAGTTCTCTGACGCACGCACCGACCAGACCGGATCGGTCAGCGTGACCGACACCGCGCTCGTTCAGGACCTCGGTCAGGTGGTGAGCGCCACGGTCGATTATCCAGGCATTCGCTTCGAGTCCCTTGCGGTGCGGGTCGCAGAACGCGATTTGCGTGCACTCTCCGCACCGATCCTGTCGGGCGAGATCACCGTTTCCCGTGTCGGAGCCAATCTCGATCCGGGCGACGTGATCGTGTTGTCAAACCCAAGGCGGGGGCTCGAGGGCGTCGTTGTCCGCATCGTCGAGATCGATCATGGCGACGGGCGCGCCAATGGCGTGCGCCTCAGGATCGCCGAGGATGTCTTCGCGCTTGGCGAGACCGCCCTTGTCGGTGGTGAAAGCGGCGATCCCGGCAGTCTGATCCTGCCGCCCAAGCCGCTGACCCGCCGCTGGGTTGCCGAAGCACCATACTGGTTGCTGGTCCAGGAGTTGGGGCATGCACAAGCCGACGCGCTTCTCGAGGAGGATCCGGGTGCGGGCGCTATCATCGCGGCCGGGGAACGTCCCTCGGCCGATGCGCTCTCTGCGCAGGTCTGGAGCGACAGCGGGGCGGGGTACACGCTGGAAGAAGCGGTCGAGTTCGTGCCGACGGCGCTGCTTGTGTCCGACGTCAG